GCTTTTGAGGTCTACAAAGACTATATGGACATGAAAAATAAGATTGAGCGGTATACGGCCCCCGATATGAGCGGTTTTGACAAGAAACTGGCTGTTATGACCAAAACAATGGCTGTTGTAACCAAGGAAATGGGGTCTATCCGCACCAGAGTGCTCGAAGTTCAGGAGATTGTGCGAGATACTCGGCAAGACGCACGATCTGATGCGGCATCTCTTGAAAACGCTATTTCTGCCGTCGATAAACGTTCCAGAACCCTTAATGCAGAGACCCGTGCAGCTATGAGACAGGCCGAAACGACCTTACGTGCTATTGCGGCGAGCGCAAACGAGCGGTTTGATGCTAAGATTAACCGCGTTACCACTACGGCACGTCAGTCGGAGAAGAATATTCGTGATATTACAGAATCCGCAAGCTCACGTTTTGATGCTAAGATCAACGGTATCGACTCGAAACTAGATGCTTTTGAGAAACGGCAGGACAAAAAGCTGCAACGAGCTTTAGACAATCCACTACTCAGGAAATAAAATGGCAAAACAAAAGAAATTGCAAAAAGACAGCAAGCACAGCGACCTCGACCTTGATGGCGATGGCATCGTCAGTGACTCGGAACTTGCGGCGCTAGCGGCTGTCGAGGCTGCTGAGAAAGGTGATGCACAACGCCACATGGCGTGGGTTACGTTGGCTGCGATGGGTCTATTTACTGTGGTTATGTTTGCGCTGCCGGTCGATAGAATAAAAGCTATGAGCGACGTCAGTAATTTATTCTATCTTTCAGGCGCTGGCCTCGTGGGCGCATATATGTCAGTTTCTGTATGGATGAAGAAAAAATAGGAGAATGAAAATGTTAAAGTGGATTGAAGATCGTATGAAAGAACCGTCGTCGTATGCGGCTTGTGCCGTTGGCGGCGTAGGTATTGGCGTATTAATTGACCAACCCATTGTGATTATGGTGGCGGTCGGCGCTGCTGCGATTGCGTTTGTTCTGAGGGAGAAGGGCATCCTCTGATGCTCAAAATATATGTCTTAATAGTAGTGGTGGGTCTTGTAGGCGGGTCAGCTTACGGAGCCTACTACTACTATAAGGATACCCAACAACGCATCCAGATACTGACCGAGAACACGGTTAAATTAGAAACGGCCAAGCAGATGGCTGACGACACTATTAACGTCATGATTGAAGACCGCGAGAAATTCGCGGAGTTAAACAAGGAGCTTGGCTTAAAGCTGGACGCCGCCAACGTGTACAAAGACGTCCTTATCGGTAAACTCCGCAAGCACGATCTAGCGAAGCTCTCTTTGAAAAAGCCCGGTCTGGTAGAAAAGAAAATTAACAATGGTACTGCAAAACTGTTCCGTTCGCTCGAAACTATTTCCGGCGCTGTTGCTCCTGCCCCTGCTAAGTAGCTGCAGCAGCTTCAAGGAGATATTGCCGCTGGAGGTGCGGACTGTCGAAGTCGAGCGCAAGATACCGACACAGAACCGCCCGCGCCCCGTGGCCCTAAACGACATTCACTTCTACGTAGTCACGGAGGACACGTTTCCGGCGTTCAAGAAGCGGTTTGAGAAGGAAAACGGCGACCTGCTCTTCTACGCGATCAGTGTGCGCGATTATGAGGCGCTGGCCCTTAATATGGCTGAGCTGAAGAGGTTCCTGCAGCAGCAGAAACAGCTTATTGTCTATTACGAGAAGGCTGTGGCACCGAAGGATAAAAAGAATGATGGATGAATTAAGAGAACTGCTCGAACAAGACGAGGGCATAAAACATGAAATATACCTTGATCACTTAGGCAAGGCTACAACCGGCATCGGACACCTTCTCGCGGAACAAGACCCGGAGTTTAGCTGGCCCGTGGGGACTGAGGTGACCGAGGCTCGCGTCAGCCAGCTATTCACGCAGGATGTGGCAACCGCAAAAACAGACGCGCTATGGATGCAACCCCACCTAGAAAGCTGGCCCGTGCCAGGACAAATTACTATCATCTCGCTTGCATTCCAGCTTGGTTCGCCTCGCTACTCAAAGTTTATCAAGCATCACGAGGCGCTGGAGCAAGATCCCCCAATGTGGATGACGGCGGCGGCGGAGTTGCGAGACAGCCGGTTGTACCGTCAGACGCCTGAACGCACCGAGAGGCACGCCCAGCGGCTTGAAAGCCTAGCATAAAAAAGACCCCCACGACTGGGGGGTCAGTTTAAAGATGGGAGACGGCAAAACTTTACCCCTAGTCTCACCAATCGGCAAGCTCCGGGTTTTCGTCTGTCAACTTTTTCAACAGGTCGCGCCGATTGTTTGAAATAGCAATGGGCGCAGATAACTTTGTGACGGAGAATGTCCCGCCCCAGTTAACGTCTGGAACTTTTAAGGGCTTGCCAGCCAAAATTGATGTCGTCTCAATGTAGCTCGGGTGTTGTTGTTTAGCCATCGGTCACAACCTCCGACATGTGTTTCGCGCTGACAAGATGCAGCGGTGGGGAAATCCCCTTAATGTGGGCCGCCTCGCTGGTTATGACGTGGGCCAAAAACATTCCATCTCCGTGGTCTAACACTAGTTTCCATTGCCGCTGGTTGTCGCCGTACACAATATCGCCGGTTTTCATTTCATTCTCGTATTTGAGGTGGATGCCGCAATCGCAACTGCCAACAATTTCAAACTCGTTTCATTTGACATTTTACCCGGCTTGATAGCCTTCGGGAATGGCCGGGCCTTCCGGGCCTTGGCAGCATTAATTTTCTTAAAAATATTCACGCGTCGTACTCCTCGACCAGCTTCTGCGCGGTACTGAGATAGTCGCAGATCAGATCGTCCAAGTCATCACGATGTGTGTCTGTGAGATACGCGCCGAAGCGCCACACCTCTCTGCTGGCGGCGGTGTGGTTTATGCGACTCGACGCATTGCGGATGGTTTCAGAGATGCCAGCGATAAATGCAGACCTGTCGTCAACGTCGTCGCGGAGCGTGCGGGCCAGCGCCAGTGCACCGTTCACAATATCGATGTCGTCGTTCTGCGCGGCAGTCGGGTTGTTGAACATGTTGTAGTAGGTCATCTGTCTGTCTCCTGTTTGCGTTTCGTTACCACTATTATACACAGCTTGTTACAGTGGTCAACACCCTAATGCAGAAAAAATTCACCCGGACCCCACTTGCGGAAACTCCCCGACTACACTATACGTTACAGACCACAAACAAATGGTGACCATTATGAAAGCGCCACAGGATATAGTTTCGATGTTCGGAGGAACAACCCAAACGGCAGCGGTTCTGGGCGTTACGCCCCAGGCCGTTAGCAACTGGCTGCGGCGAGGAGGCGTCCCAACCGCCTACGCAACCAAGCTAATCAAGGCCGCAGGGGAAAGGGGCGTTGCCCTCAATTATTCCGATTTAATCGAATGATCGCCGGGATTGACGTGGGGTTAAAGGGTGCGATTGGGCTGCTGCACGAGAACGGTGCCGCCTATGTTTACGACATGCCTGTTTTCTCGAAAGAAGTAAATGCAGCCGCCCTAGCGGACATATTCCGCGAGTTTACGCCGGATCATGTTTTTATAGAGGCCGTCAACTCCTTTGGCATGGGTCGCCAATCGGCATTTAATTTCGGCCAAGGTGTAGGCGCAATAAAAGGTGTGCTGGCAACGTTAGAGATTCCATTTACACCCGTTAGCCCTAGCAAATGGAAAAAGCATTTTAATTTGGGCAAAGACAAAAACGAAAGCCGGGCCGCTGCTACGCGGCTGTTTCCAACCCTCGCATTTGAATTTGCGCGCAAGCGTGATGACGGACGGGCCGAAGCAATTTTGATAGCTACATGGGGAGCAAAACAATGACCGCACAGCTTACTTTAAATAAAACGAACCGATACCAAATCCTAGCCGCCGCCGAGCTTTCCGTAAAAACTAAAGAGACCTCTTACGGCACTCCGCAGCAGAATTTCGACCGGATCGCTGCGCTGTGGAACGTGATCCTGGCGGGGAAGTTGGGACATGATTATGAAATCAGCGCGGCAGATGTTGCCATGATGATGGTGGCAATTAAATTAGCGCGGCTTATTGAGACGCCTGAACACAAAGATTCTGCGATTGATCTGGCTGGGTATGCGGCCCTGCTGGGCGAGATCGCATGACCGGCTTTACAGACCACGGCATTAATCACGGCAGCATCAGCAACATCAACAAGTGGATTGAAGCCCCCGACACATGGGTCAGCCACTACCTGTTCGGCAACAGGGGGTCAGGCTCCCCTGCAATGTGGCGAGGGATATTCGTCGAGCAAGCCGTCTCCGACACCATCACCGGGAAGCTGAAGATCGATGACGCAATAGAAAAGGCTACAAAAGACTTCGACGCAAAGCACGAATTCGACGACGGCTCCGTCAGCCGAGAGCGTTTAAACATCGAGCCGATGACGCGGTTGGCAGTCGAGGCTTTAGAGCCATACGGAAAGCCAGACTTCCCAGAAGACGGCGAGCAGCACAAGGTCAGCATGAAGGCAACCGGGGACGGATGGGAACTCGATTTCATCGGTTTCCTCGATTTCAAATTTCCAGACCACGGCTTAGTCGTCGATTTAAAGACTACAGGCCGGATGCCCAGCGTGATGTCCAAAGGCCACCAGCGGCAACGGGCATTCTACGCAAAGGCCAGCGGTAACGCCGCCGTCAAGTTCCTGTACGTCACATCAAAGAAAGTCGCAATGCTCGACGACGGCGACCCAGACGAACTGATGGCAGAGATAAAGCTGCACCTCACGCGGCAGGAAGCGTTCCTGCGGCTGGGTGATAAGGAGCTTTTGAAGAGCATCGTGCCGGTCAATCCCGACAGCTTTTACTGGCGCGGTGATGAGGCTGTGCGAAAAGAATTATTTGGAATTTAATATTATTCTATTGACTCAGCGTAACAACCCGTTACACTGCGCGAGCCTACTGATAGGCACCAACACAAACCAACAAGGAAACACCATGACATTCGAATTTGACGACGGCTCAAGCTCTAGCACCGAATCCTCAATCGGCCCATTCCTTAACTGGCACGCCAGGGAAACCCTGGACGGGGTAATATCAAGCCGCAGGTTTTCAATCCGCGACGAAGACGGGGAGAGGACAGACGTCACGGACCAATTTAAGAAAGGCGTGATATTCGACATAGACTCACTTGCCACAGGATGGTGCTGGGCAGACGGAACACCCGGTCAAGCCCCGCTTTGGGAAATGAACGAAACACCCGCCAAATTTAACCCCCAGCCAGCAGACCGAGGCGACGAACGGTGGAAGAAGGGTTTCCAAATCAGGGTTGGCCTGAACAAAACGGATTCCGCACTTTGGAGTCAAAGCGGGAGCGGGGCATTCGAGGGGCTAAAGAGTCTTATGAAATCCGTTAAGGCCGCGAGCGGCGATGGCGAAGTTGTGATCGCAGCAATGACCGATGTCGAGGAAATCAAATATAAGAAAGGCGGAACGTCAGCCCCGATTTTTACTGTTAAAAAATGGACCAGCCGACCGGACTGCCTGAAGGACGACGCGGCAGAAGCGCCGGTCGTTGCAGACGAGGCCGAAGATGAGTTCTAAAAATGTTGGCAGGTGCTTAGTACCCGCCTGACAACTGCGTGGGCGGACCCGAATTAAAATTTGTGTCCGCCCACTAAACTCCGCATAAGAGGTACTGAAAATGAGATATTCAAAATTCGCGAAAAAATTATCCGAACTTGGTTACGACGTAACTCCGCTGCGCGGAAAGATCCCACTCCTGACAGGCTGGCAAAAACGCCCCGCCGCAGCACTGCAATTCGAGAAATTTAAAGATGCAAATATCGGCGTGATATTAGGTGGCGCTCATAACCTGATCGCTATCGATATCGATGTCCTCCACGCAGATGTCGCGGATTTAATACGCCGAGAGGCCGTCAACGTTTTCGGCACGGCACCAGAACGAATTGGCAGCGCACCTAAGACGCTGCTGGTGTACCGATGCACTGAAAGCGTGCATAAAATAAAGACCAGCATTTTTGAAATAAATGGCGATTCCTCTGTCGAATGCTTGGCCGAGGGACAACAATTTGTCGCCAGCGGCATTCACCCGGACACAAAAAAGAATTATTCGTGGCCCCATAAAAGCCTTCTCGATCTTGCGCCGAGCGACCTGTCCGCCGTCACCCCGGAGAAGATCGGCAGCTTTATCGAAACCTGCAACGAAATTCTGGCGCAGTGGGGTGAATTGAAATCCAAATCACAAACCAACGTCGTTCAGTTCGACGCCGGTAAGTCGCACAACGTCGAATTTCAGGAAAATGACCCGACGACCAGCCTGGAAAAGCTGGAAGCGGCAGTCGTTTATCTGGACAATCCAGATATGCACTACGACGACTGGGTGCGGCTGGCGCACGCATTTAAGGCCGCAGTCGGCCCAAGCGGGATAGACCTGTTTCACGAATTCAGCGCCAAGTCAGCCAAGTACAATCAGATCGAAACGGATAGACTTTGGAACTCTATCGAAAACGTAACCAAAATAGGCGCTGGATCATTGTTCCATCTGGCCGCAGAGGCCGGGTTTGATATAGCGAACTGGGATACCGAACGCAATTTCGGACCTGAAGATATATCGGATGTGTTTAAACAGCCCGATGTCACTGCGGACAACGATGGATCGTTCACAGCCGCAAGCGTCAGAGGCCCAATAGCGCCACGACAATGGGTGCTGGATGGCTGGTTTCCGGCTGTAACGGTCGCAATGCTGTTTGGTGCCGGTGGTGTAGGCAAGACCCTTCTAATGCAGCAGATGGCGAACGCAGTCGCAGAG